CTAAGTTTTCCTTAGCAGCTTCTTCAGCAGGTTCTTCATCAGCAGAATAGTTTATTTGTTTAACCTCTGCATTAGAAGTTTCAGTTTTTATTTCCTCTTTATTAGCTTTTTTAGCTTTAGGAGCTTCCTCTTTTAGTTCAACCTCTGGAGTAGTTTCCTCTTCCTTTTCAGTTGAAGATAAAAGAACGTCTTTTAGTTTGTTTACAATTTCACTTGCTTTCATAACGTTATTATTACTTTCTATTTATTACTAATAAAAAATATTTTGTTGTATTTTTGAAATGTCTAATACCCCTGAGCCTGAAGTGTTCCGTCACAACATTTTCGAGAATAAGTCCTTCCGTCTGGACATAAACAACCCCTTCTTGCAGTTTTAGGACTTGTTTTGCTTTCAGTAGCGTTTTTTCTTTTTCCCATCTTGACTTGTTAAAGTTTCTATGATTTCTTCCAGTTTCATTTGTGCTTCTAATTCTTCTTTACATTCGTCACATCCATTTTCATTTTCACAATTATCACATTTATCCCACTGTGTTGAAGCGTCTTCTCTAATGCTCTCTTTTGGTCTTTCCATCTTGTCAGCAAAATATCCTTCTATTGAAAAACCTTTTACTTCTCCCTGTTTAACAGCTTTCCAAACATCATCATTAAGCACTTTCATAGAAACCATCCAAGTTCCTTTTGGAAGGTCAAAGCCATAATTTGTAGCTTTATCTTTTTTAGGGTTTTCTATAAGCCAAGACTCAACAACTGACATTCCATCTAATTCAAATGAATGTTCAAATGTAGAGTTGTTTTGGTTTCCTTTAATAAAAAACAATTCAGACGCTTTTCTTACTGTGTCTTCAGAAAAGTAAATGAAGTAGTCTTCAGATTCTCCACCATCCCTATATATCTTTTTGTTTGGGATTAAAGCAGCACCCATTAATATTCTTTTTTCAGAATCAACCTCAGCAAGTTTAACTTCTTTATGTTCTTTAAGAGCTATAAACTCTTCTTCTATTGCTGGGTTTTCTACAAGAGATATCGCTTCAATACCACTTACATCATTTTCTTCGTCTATAATAAGTTCTATAATTTTTTCCATACTTAAATAACCCTACTCGGTCTATTTTGTTTTATTATCCCATAGAAGCACCCTCTATTGTACTTCTTTCAAGTTCTTGTGCTGTAGAAATATCAGAAGCTACAACATAAGCTCTTAACGGTTGTTCTTCACTACCTGCTATTGTTTGAGCAAGTTGACTTGTCTGTGTTGCACCCACTACATTAAATGAAGGAGCTTGTATGGAAGGAGCAGAGTCTCCTCCTCCACTACCAGAAACAACACCTGCTGCTGGACCTGCTAGTGCAGCAATTTCCTGCTTTGCTTTATTTCTTGCAGAAACAATCGCAGCGACTATACCTCCTATGGAAACTGCGTATGCTGCTACACCCAACGGACCTAGCTGTCTCACAAATTCACCAATAGACATTAACCCATCTGCGACACTACCTTTAGACTTTATGGTTAACTCTGTTAGATGTGCTTTTATTTTTAATGCCAATTTTTTAAGCTCCATTGCCTGTTCAATCATAAATAAATCTCTATCAAATTTTATCTTTTTCAGTTGCACTGCTCTGGTTTTCTTGTCATTCTCAATTAAAAGTCTGTTTTTCTCTTTTGATGTTAAGTTGTCGTTGTTTAATATAATCTGTCTTTCATTATCAAGCCTTTTTTCTTGTGCAGCAAAAGATTGGGTTTGTAGTTGGCTTAACTCTGTGGTAAACTTTTTTGCAGTATTAAATATTTCTTTTTGCCTATCAGCGACCAACTTTAAGCCGTCTAATTGCTGGTCTATGTTTTCTTTTCTCTTTGCAAGATTTTCTGCTTTTATTGCTTTATCT